TTTATTTTTTATTTCCCCCATAACTTTTCATTTTAATATTACACTAAAAGTGTGTATCATATTAGTGATGTCAAGAGTTAAACACACAGGGGATTTTGAGTCCCTTGAAGTTACCGACGGAAAAGTGAAAATTCACCAAAGGGATACAATAAAGCCAAGGGAAAATTTTTATATAGAAGAATTACCTTGGACAGAAAAGCAAAAACGATTTATAAAAATATCATTAGATAAATCTACAAGGCTAGTATTGTGCAAGGGGCCTGCAGGAAGCTCTAAGACTTTAACAGCAGTTTATTCTGCCCTTAACCTTCTTAATGACTCTAAAGTCTCTGATGTAATATATATGCGTTCTGCAGTAGAAAGCTCAGATTCTAGGTTAGGTTTTCTTCCCGGAGATGCCGATGAGAAGTTGCATTATTATAATTTGCCATTTATGGATAAGTTAGATGAGCTTTTAAATGAAGATACTGTAAAGAAGCTGCAAAGAGACCAGAGAGTGTCAATACATCCTGTGAATTTCGCTAGGGGCATGAGTTGGAATGGGAAAGCTATTCTTTTAGACGAAGCTCAAAACAGTTCTTTTAGAGAAATAGTAACAGTTATGACTCGAATCGGCAGATATTCTCGAGGTTTTATTATGGCTGATCCGATGCAGACAGATTTAAAGAATGGAAATAGAGGGGGTTTTGAAAAAATATTTTCGGTTTTCGATAATAAAGAAAGTCGAGATATGGGAATCCACACCTTTGAATTTGACGAAAGTGATATTGTCAGATCCGCTATAACAAAATTTATTGTGCAAAAAATAAATACTATTGAGAATCACTAATATTTTGTTTTATAAGTTTTGCTACAAGAGCAGAGAATTTTCTAACTTTATATTCGGGGATATCCCAAAAGAAAGCATGAGTGACTTCTTCAACGAGAACACTCATCTTTCTTCTATCTTTTAGAGTTGGATCTATTTCGATAGTAGGCTCTTCTGACTCTGGATCGCTGCATAATCCATCAGCTTTATATTTATAATGAGGTTTTTTCCATATTAGTTGATATTCAACACCATCCGAATTAGTAAAGTGGGAATTTCGCATATATAAAATAGAGTACACTTTTTTTGAAAAAGTAGCAGAGATTAATAATATATATAGTGTAACTTTTTTTATGAAAGCGTATTGTCCAAATTGCGGTTCAGCCACAGAATATTCTTTAAGTAAACCTAAATTTTGTTCAGGTTGTGGAAATTCATATACTTCTGTAGCTAGCTCTGCGCCAACGAAGAAAGTATTTAGACCTATGTCACAGGTTACTAAAGTAGAAGTTGAAGAAGAAGAATATTTTTCTACTAATATAAATAAATTAGATTTTGAAATCCAAGGAGAGGGACGATTGAAACCACAAAGATTACAAGATATTGCGGGATCAAGTCCAAATAGTGTAGATGATGGCTATCAGAGGGAGGTAGACTCAAGTTATTCCAAGGAAACTATAATGCAAGATTTTCTAAAAGATGCTGGGTCATCCCGATCTAATAATGTCGAAACGTAAAATCAAATTTGAAGATTATATACAACAAATAGATATTGAGATAAGGAAAAGAAAATCCAAGTGGAATTTAACAGCTCTTGCTTGGATGGATTTTGACGACGTCTCACAAATCCTAAGAATTCATATTTTTAGGAAGTGGCATCTTTATGATCAAAAGAAAGCTCTTAATCCTTGGATTAATAGAATAATTTCTAATCAAATAAAAAATTTAATTCGTAACAATTACGGAAACTATTGTCGTCCTTGTTTAAAATGTGCGGCATCTGAATCTGGTGATTTATGTTATATATATGGTAAACAATCCGAGGCTTGTCCGTTATATGCGAATTGGGTTAAAACTAGAAAACAAGCTTACGACGCAAAACTTCCAGTATCTATAAACGATCATGAATATGAAATAAATTCCACTCAGTACAGTGATATAGATATTCTATCTCTCATGAACAAATTAAACGAAAAAATGAAAGATGTCTTAAAGCCTGCTGAATGGAAAATATATAAAGCTTTATACATAGATAATCTTTCTGAAGAGAAAGCCGCTACTTTAATGGGATATAAAACAAATGAAAAAAATCGTGTTCCCGGATACAAACAAATAAAAAATGTTAAAAAGTCGATAATAGAGAAAGTTAAAAAAATAATTCATAACGGGGAGATCGAGATCATATGAAGTCTAAAGATATTGAACTCACAGAAGACCAACAATTAGCTATCCTTGAAAAATGGAATAGTACAAAGGAGGGTGCTCCTCATTTAAAAGAATTAATAGAATTAGTCTTTACCGATATCCCTGCAGATAAAAAAGATGGTAGAAGTAAATATGGGAGATGTGTCAGGAAGTTTTTATCAGAAAAAAGTCTTGAAGCTAGAGTATCACATAGATATTACCCTAAGGAAAAAATTCAACTTACGGATGACCAACAAGAGTTTATAAGTAATAACTGCAGCGCCATGAAACCTATGGAGATGGTGCGTTTAATTTTTGATGATAATAAAATATCTCCTCTTGATTTAAGATATAAAGTTGTAGTTGATTACATTGGGACATTACCTAATCAAGTTAAGTATTCTGATAGTAACGAAGACGTTCCAGCAGAAGGAGGATATGCTCCACCTAAATCGGAATCAAGAGCGGTAGTAAGAGTTAATAAGTATGTTTATAACGGAATAGATAAAGAAAAAATTACTCCTAAACTAAAAAGGAACATGAGCACTCTTATTGCTTATATGCATACGTTTAGGTTCTTGCATCAAATTAGTACATATGGAATAGAAACAGATAGAGAATTATTTGAAAGTAGCTTTGTTCGTTACACTTGGGATAAGTCTGACCTTTCTCAAGAAGAGGTTGATCAGTACATAGTATTAGCTGCCGAAGTAGTAATAGCTTCAAATATTCAACGAAGAGTAGAAAGACTACAAACTCTGTTAGATCAAAATGCAGAGGATACAGAAGGTCGCAGAATGGCGATGAGTTTGGTCGAAGCAATAAACACTGCTCAAACGGAATATAATCAATGTGTTAATAGGCAGACTAAACTTCTTAATGAGCTAAAAGAAAAAAGAAGCCAAAGACTCAGCAAAGTACTTCAGGAATCAGCTTCTATACTTAATCTTGTAGAACTTTGGAAAGATGAAGAATCTAGACATAAAATGATTAAAATTGCTGAGATTCGTAAGAAAAATATATCCTCCGAGATAGAGAGACTTAGCACAATGGAAGATATAAAATCAAGAATTATGGGGATCAGCGAAGAAGAAATTTTAAATGGTTAAGTGTAAAGAATGCGGAAAAGAATTTGAAAAAGATAGAGGGCTTCATCTTCATCTTAAAGCTCATAAATTGTCTATTGGTGATTACTATCATAAATATTATCCGCGCAAAGACTTACATACAAAAGATTTTATAAAATTCAAAAATAAAGATCAGTATTTTGCATCAGATTTCAATAGCAAGACAAATTTAAAAAACTGGCTTAAGGAAATTCCTCTAGAAAAAGCTCGAGAATATTGCCGAAGTATTTTAGAGAAAAGAAAAAAAGAAAAAGGTTTGCGTTATACCCCTACTCAAGTAGAGCTCAGAACATTAACTATTCCTCCTATTTCTTATTATGAAACTATTTTTGATAGTTACTATGGCCTTTGCAAAGAGATAGGATATAAAAATAAATTTCAGAAGGTTCCGGTTAAGAAAGACTATAAAGAAACATATTCTAAGGATCATCTAATTTATATAGATTCTCGAGAACAAAACCCTTTAAGGATTAACGATTTCCCCACAGAAGTAAAAGGTTTGAAATTTGGAGATTATTGTTTAAATGATAAAGATAAAACTCACAATACTTATATAGAAAGAAAATCTGTACCCGATTTAATAGGAACATTAAGCTCAGGGTTGGAGAGATTTAAAAATGAAATAAATAGAGCGGCAGAAGAAGACGCTTATATGGTTATTTTAATAGAAAGAAAACTAGATGAGTGTTTAGCTTTTAATAGATTGCCTTATGTTTATAAAAAAAATACTAGAGTCACTCCTGATTTTATTTTTCATAACGTAAGGGATTTAATTCAAGAATTCTCTCACATACAGTTTCTTTTTGTAGATGGACGAAAAGAGTGCGTGAGGATAATAAAAAAACTTTTGCTATCAGATGTTTTAAAAGAAAAATATGATTTGCAATTGGCGTACGATTTAAAATTATTATAATGTGGTACTGTCCTGAAAAATATTCTAAACCCGTCCCTAATTTAAATGAAGAGCTTCTCAAGCTAAAAGGGGAACTACCTGATCGTCAAGCTAAAATTACTTTAGCTAAATTCATGCGTTCTAATTTAGGTTTTTCTACAGAACTTTTATCAGGCATTAAGTTAGCCCTTTATCAAGAAATAACACTAAAGGCTTTTTTTAATAGAAACTTTAGTATGTGCGTTTGGGGTCGCGGATGTGGTAAGAGTTTTATTGCTGCTGTTTATTGTTTTCTTCAGTGTATTTTTGAACCACGAACAAAGATATTAATTGCTGGTCCAACTTTTCGTACAGCTAGGTTTATTTTTAACAACCTAGAAAAAATAGTTGAATCGAAAGAAGCTCAAATGTTAGCCCATGCTTTTGGCGCTAAATCTAAACGCAACGATCAGTTTGAATGGAAAATAAATGAAGGCACTATTACAGCTATTCCTTTAAGCGGTGAAAAAATTCGAGGATTCCGTGCTAATATTTTGGTATTAGACGAGTTCCTCCTCTTACCCGAAGAAACAATTAAAAGTGTTCTTATGCCATTTTTGGTCGCTCCTCAAGACATGGCAGAAAGGATTAAGATAAGGGAAATGGAAGATGATTTAATTAAAAAAGGACAGATGCAAGAAAAGGATAGAGTCCAGTTTACAAATAATTCCAAAATGATAGCTTTATCTTCTGCTAGCTTTAGCTTTGAAAACCTTTTTAAAACTTATAAAGAATGGATGAATAACATTTACTCGGAAGAAATACAGCAATCTAATTATTTTATATCTCAAATGGGTTTTAATTCTATTCCTCCGGACATGATTGACAGAACAGTAATTGAAGAAGCTCAGGCTGGTGGTTCATCTAATTCTTCTTTTCAGCGGGAATATTGTGCTCAATTTACGGATGGAAGCGATAGTTATTTTAGCGCAAAGAAAATGCACGATTGCACCATACCTGATGGAGAAAAGCAACATACTTTAATTAAAGGGGATCCTGAAAAAAAATATATTTTAGCGATTGATCCAAGTTTTAGCAATAGCCCTAGTTCTGATTATTTTGCTATGTCTGTTTTAGAGCTAGATGAAGATAAAGGTAATGAATCTACTTTAGTTCATGCTTATGCCGTTGCTGGAGGTGATTTAAAAGATCATATTAAATATCTGTATTATTTAATGACCAGTTTTAAAATAGAGCTTTTGATTATAGATAATGCTGGATATCAATTTATTGATAGCGCTAATGAATCCGAATTATTCAGAGACGCACGTATAGATTTAAAGTTTTTCGATTTTAATAGTGACAAGAATGGAAATGATTATCAACAAATGCTTCTTAAGGCAAAACGTCAATATAATGTAAAAGAAAATGTAATTTGCTTTAAACAACTTTTTTCTAGCACATTTCTGAGGGAAGCTAATGAGTATTTGCAAGCCTCAATAGATCATAAAAGAATATGGTTCGCTTCGCGTACCGCTGCATGTGGTAGTTTTTTCGACAAAGCTTCTGCTCAAGCAGTTCCTATTAAATTGATGCCTTATGAAAACAAAGGCGATTTAATAGAATTTCAAGATGATATAATTTACCAGACAAAAAAACAATGCGCTCTTGTAGAAGTTAAGACTACCGCTAAAGGCATGCAGACATTCGATCTTCCGCAGCATCTAAAAAGAAGCACTTCGGTTAATAGAGCTAGAAAAGATAATTATACCACTTTAATGTTAGGAAACTGGGGAATTAAAGCTTATAATGATCTTAAAAACACGAAGGTGGAACAAATTAGTAACACTTTTACTCCCAGAATGCTAGGTTAAGTGTAAATTTAAAGTAAATTATGGCTGTAAGGAAGAAAACGGAACAAGGTGCGGAACCTCTGATGGCGATGAATGAAGCTAAGGCTTCTCAGACGAGGACTCGCAGGAACGCTGCTGCTGATATACCCAGAACAGATAGGTTTAGGAATATTGATAACGGCATGATTCCGTTTAAATATTCTCACGGAGTTAACAATAACTCTAATATTGACGTTAGAGATACTATCATTCTGTGCCAAAAAGCATATTACAACTTTTCAGTTTTTCGAAACACTATAGATCTAATGACAGAATTCTCTATCAGTGATCTTTACTATACTGGGGGCAGTAAAAAGTCAAGGGAGTTTTTTGAGACTTTATTTAAAAAAATAAATATTGATGATTTACAAAGCAGGTTTTTCCGAGAGTATTACCGATCGGGAAATGTCTTTATGTACAGGTTTAATGCCAAAATGGAGAAATCTGATGCGTTTAAAATAAATCAAACTTTTGGTATAAGCCAAGCTTCTGAAGATTTAGAAATTCCAGCAAAATATATTATTTTAAATCCTTCCGACATACAGCTTCAAGGCAGTATTACCTTTAGCACGGGCGTTTATTACAAAGTAGTAACCGATTATGAATTGCAGCTTTTAAGGCATCCCCAAACGGAAGACCAACAAGAAGTCTTTGATAGCTTGCCACAAGAGACTAAGAATTTAATAAATGATTCAAAAGGCGTAGGAATGAGTGCTGTAACTATTCCTTTAAATACTGATAAACTTATTGCTGTTTTTTACAAAAAGCAGGATTACGAGCCTTTTGCGGTCCCTATGGGGTATCCAGTCTTGGAAGACATAAACTGGAAGCAGGAGATGAAACAGATGGATATGGCGGTGGCTAGGACTACTAACCAAGCCATCCTTCTTGTCACGATGGGGTCTAAGCCCGAAGATGGAGGAGTTAACCAAAAGAATTTAATGGCTATGCAGAAGCTATTTGAGAATGAATCTGTAGGTCGAGTTCTTATTTCTGACTATACTACCGATGCTAAATTTGTAATACCGGACATTGCTAATATTCTTGATTCAAAAAAATATGAGGTGGTTAATCAGGATATTCAAATGGGTCTTAATAATATCCTATTGAGTGACGAAAAATTTGCAAATACTAGTATAAAAGTTCAAGTCTTCATGGAAAGACTAAAACAGGGCCGCAGGGTATTTCTTGAAAACTTTTTGATGCCTGAAATTAGAAGGGTATCTAAAGAAATGGGATTTAAAAATTATCCTAATGCTCATTTTGAAGATGTAGATCTGAGGGATAATTCGGTATACTCAAGAATTTATAGCAGATTAATAGAGCTTGGGGTTCTTACTCCAGAAGAAGGTGTTCAAGCTATCGAGTCTGGAAGGTTTCCAACAGAAGAAGAATCTATTGAGTCTCAACGCAAATTTAAAGAGCTTAGAAATGAAGGGCTTTACGCTCCGATTATTGGAGGAGCGAAAGGTCCGCAAATGAACGGAAGGCCCGCAGGTTCTAATACCCCCAAAGAGACGGATACTAAAACTCCTGTCGGTACTAAAGCTTCCCTTAATTTTAGTTTATCTAAAATACAAGAAAATTTAAACCTCTCTGATAAATTAAATCTCGAGGTTGAAGCTTCATTGAGGCAGATACATAATAGAAAGAGGCTTAGTAAACAGCAAAAAGAGATCGCTCGAGAGATAACAAATATTGTTATAGCTAATGAGGACCCTGAAAGTTGGTTAGCTAAAGCTGGACGTTATGCTGCTGAACCTACAGACAGGAATCACGAAAGGGTTAAAAAAATTCAAGATGTAGCTTTAGATCATCAAGTTGATGATTTCTTAGCTGGAATACTTTATGCAAGCGTTTATCAAGGAGATGTATAATGTCGAAGCCAACTGTAATTTACAATTGTCAAGCTTTATTCCTAGGGCCTGCGCCGGAAAGCGGTAAAAATTTTTTTAATTATTACGAAATTTCACCGGTAAACGACGACTCTAATTTAGTTCAAAAAATCAACAGGTTGAATCCTATAGATAGGGTTCAATCTGTTTCTTATTCCATAAATGTACCATATACCGATATAACTCAAATTAATCAACGAGGCCTAGTTGATAGGCCAATAATTAATTATCCTACCGTTGATTTAAATTTTAATTACTTATTATGTGGAACGAAGAATGAAGCACGGCTTGGTCTTAATGTAAATTACCCTTTATATAACTTTCCTTTTAGTGGAGAATCTTATTATCCAAATAATGATCAAGTTTCTCTTTTATCAGGATTTTTCAATCCAAGTAAAAATGACCCAGCTAAAAAAGTTTGGGAAGACTTTACTTTAAACAATTACAGAGATGGAAAAAATATATATGTGGTAGTTAACCAAGAAGGTAATGATTTATATGGTCGTCAATTTAAAGAAGATTTTACTCAACCTGACGAGTACCAATCTATAGATCCAAATTCTCCAGATTATCACGTTATAGGGTTTGGTAACTGTTACCTTAATTCTTATTCAACAAGTGCTGCGGTAGGAGGGTTTCCTTCTGCTTCTGTTTCCTATACAGCTTATAATGCTTCTTTCACTATGAGCGGAAGTGGTTTTCAAGCGCCGGGAATAGAGACAAAAAGTGGAACAATAAGTCCTGAACGAGAAGTTGTTATACCAAAAACACTAGCTGAAGAAGGATATTCCGCTCTTAAACCCGGAGACATAACTTTGACAACAGATTCTTTTTCGGGGCTTGGAGTGGATTTTGATAAGCTTCACATACAGGGATATAGTATTTCGATGGATTTGAATCGCCAAGAGTTAAATAATTTAGGTTATAAATTCCCTGTCGATAATAGAGCTACGAGTTCGGTGTACGCTAATCTTTCTATCGAAGCTTTAGTGCAATCAGGAAATAGCGGGACTCTTGTTGATTTGATTTCTATAAATAGCGGATATGACTTTACAATTAAAGTCGATCCGCATAGTTGTGGGAAACCCACCTTAGCTCCTATTAACGCGGGCAAGATCCCTATAAACACTCAAGAAGAGGCTTTACGTTATACTTTCAAGGGCGCTAAACTTTTAAATTTTTCATATAATGCTTCTATAGGACTTAATAAAACTTTTACTGCAGATTTTAACGTAGAGATAAACCCGGAC